TAATAGGTTTCATACCTAAAGCTTTCATTTGCTTATCTTCAGGCGTACCTTCAAGTGCATTAACATTGTTTGCGTATAAATTTAATTTTGTTGGCGTATGCTCATAATAAAAATATTCTGCAATACGTACTGTATTTTCTGATAGCCATTGTGATGTTGATTGATCGCCAACACCTTGTTGCATCATTACGGATAAAGGCATCGCATCAGGAAACTGGCGCTCATATTCATCTTTAGTTAAATCTTCTGTAATAAAACACCATTCGGCATCAGCGCCGCATGGATCTTGAATAGTAGGATCCATATAAACACTGAAGGAAGTGCGGATGCGGCCAATGCGTAAGTCTTGATCGAATGAATTGTCGTCGCAATATTCAGTGAGAATACGGAAATAGCCTTCCCCATAGGTAACTTGATTTTCACAAGCAGTATCGTAAGCAACGTCAGCATCTGAAATATATTCAATATGACGTACAACGCCTTCAAATATTTCAGCTACTTCAATATCACCTTTATCATCAGCAGGAATAACTTTTCCTGAAGGTCTATTTTGACGTTGATCGTTAGTGACTTGTCTTACGTGCTGGGGTAATTTATTAATGGTTAAACATGGACGTGCATTAATGGTTTGACCTTGAACCGATCCGCGTGTTGCTAAAACATCGGCTGGCCATTGCCATTGATTATCTGGTGATCCCGCTTGAAATCTTAAATCATCTAATTCATCTTCGCGCGATTCAGAATATGCAGAAACCGCCATAGTAAAGCGGCTTTTCATTGTTGATATTAAATCACGATCATCACTATCAGCAACTCTACCTACTGTTTTCATTTCATCATTCATCTAATATCCCTATGACGTCTGGTTGACGCATTATTAAATAAGATTCACCATCTACGGTTACAGGCTGTCCTGAATATTCACCGAACATAATATGATCGTTTACTTTTAAATACATTTCATCTATATTACCATTAGGTAACTTCTTACCTTGACCAACGGCTACTATAACACCTGTTGATAGCTTTTTGTTAGTTTCTACAATAATAATACTAGATAATTTTTCTACATCTTGTTTTACTAAAACACAATCACTTAAAGGTTTTAACTGCATTTTTTACCTTTTTTAGCTGCGGATCGTTTAACACTGTATGCAATAGCAACGGCTTGTTTAGCTGGTTTGCCTGCTTTAACTTCAGCTTTTACATTTTCTCTAAAAGCTTTAGCACTTGTAGATTTTTTTAGTGGCATTTTATTTTCCTTTTTTAGCTGTTTTTGCTGCTTGTTTAAATTGTTTAGCTGTTGGTGCGCCTTTAGATCCGACAGGGCGCATTTTTTCGCCTGATCCCGCAGCTATACGTGCCTTTTTTGCGTGAATATTTGAATACAATCCGGGTTTAGCCATTTTATTTTCCTTTATTAACAGTTCCAACTTTTAAGAGCGGCTTTTGCACGTGGTGCATCGCCTTTTGCGTGCTTAACTACGCCTGACATTCTAGCACAAAAAGATTTCTTACGTCCTGCATCAGATTTTGTTTTTGGGTTTGGTGCTGGTGCTTTTAAATTTGCATTATTTTTTGCATTATATGCGGCGCGACCTTTAGCTGTCATACCTGCGCCTTTTTCGGTAGGCTTATAATTAGCGCCTTTACCTTGTGTGGTTCGAGGAATTGGTTTGTCATGTTTCTTAGTTGCCATTTACGATCCCATCCATGATGTCAATACGCCGTTTCCTTGATATGGCCTTCGTATGTTTTTTTCTACATACTCACGGTGTGCCACAGGAAACGCAAACGTGACACAAATAGCATCGGCAGCATCAGGTGACGCTAACCCACGCGCTTTCATTTCTTTTTTACCTTCTAAATATATTGTACCTTTAGAATCAGGTTTCATCAATGGTGAAATTAGATCAGTTTTCAAATAGCGATCATTTGGAATACTTGCTGATTTTAACCAGTCTTTCATAGTACCCCACATTTGCGCTCTCATATTACCATACATCATAGGGTTTTTTGATTTATTCGCAAAGTTTATACCACGTACCTTATACTTCTGTTCTTTTAGCCTATCTAACACCCCAGCACCTAAACCGCCTTCATCAATCACAACAAGTGCTGGTTTATATTGTTCAATCGCTTCAATGACCCGACCCACTGTTTCCATTGTGTCGTCCCCGCGATGCCTTTTAATTTCCACAATGTCGCGACCTTGACGTACCGCTATTACAGTTGCATCGGCACCAAATCGTGCAGGATCAACGCCAATGATTATCGGTGCCGTATTGTCTTTATACCGTGGGCGATCCATCGCTTCATCCACAATATGGCTTGGTATAAATTGATCATCACTTGCATTAGGAAATTGACCATAAACTTCAACGTGTGCTTGACTTGAATCCTGGCCATACTCATCTATAATTTGTTGATAAATGGCTTTATCAGTACCTTCGACTGTTCTAGCATCGACGATCATATTCCGCCAAAACTCACGCTTATTATTAAACGCTTCATAAAAATAACCAGAGTTACGTCGTGGATTACTAAACGCTAACCAAAATCTATTCGGTGTATTTTCCGTAAAGAACCCTGCCGCTACACTCCATATTGAATCGTCAATACCTGATGCTTCATCAAATACGAGCATGACACCTTCAAAGTTGTGAACCCCTGCATAACTGTCTGGATTCTCAGCTGACCATAGTCTACCTTCTACACCCCAATATCTTGTACCCATCTTTAAATCACGTTCCACTAATTCAGTGAGCCATTTCGCCGGTAGCACCCTTGTCGCACTGACTTCAAACCAATGACTATTCATGGCCATACTCAACCATTTAGTTATCTCAGCCCAAGTGACTGATCTTAACTGTGCTTCACTATTAGCTGACACAATGGTGGTTGATCCAATTCTAGTCGATAGCATCCATATCACGACCCAACTGACCAATGCCGATTTGCCAATACCCCGACCTGAACTGACCGCTTGCCTAAAAGTATCAAAGTCTACTTTGCCTTGATTCTCTTTTATATGATTGCTTAAATCTTGAAGGATGTCGCGTTGCCATTTTCTTGGCCCATTGAAGTGTTCCAATGGTGTACCTTTTTGACCCCATGGAAACGTAAACATTACGAACGCTAGAGGATCGTCTTTTACTTTTGGCGCCCAAAGGCGCGTCATCAATTCTTGTTCTTCGTCCGAATTATAGATCGGTGTTTGCATCTATGACGGTACCTTTTATGATTCTAGCTTCTGCATCTTGAAGCGCTTGAGAAATACTAATCTTTTGATAGACGTCTATATTAATCTCAGTCTTAGCCGTCCACCCATGAATATGTTGCAATACTGCCAGGGCTGACTTAGGATCCTTATCGGTTTTAGCAGATTCAATCAAAACTTCCGCCATTTCCCGTTCGCCATCTGACTTACCTTTTTGAGCTGCTATCTCAGCGGCTGGATCTAATTGGCATAGTTGCCTAAATTCAGTCGGCAACATACCGGCAGCTAAAGCTAAGTTATCATTCTTCAAACCAAGTTTAGCCGCAGCATAGATAGCTTCTAGCCTAGATTCGGTTGCCTTAATTTCACGCGGTGTAAAAGGTATTGAGAGTACAGACATATTGGCATATTAGATTATAGCTATGGTGCCGTCAAGCGATATGCAAAAAAATTTAATAGGCGCAGATTTAATAGCTTATACCTGTAACCTAGAAAGCCAAAAAATAAGTTACTTGCTACATCCTCTGATGTTGGCTTAACCGCCTGGCTTATTATTGTAACCTTTTTTCTAAAAAAATAAAAAAAATTGTTCGTGAAACCATCTCGCAAGTGACCGGCTGCCGTCAGGCCCTGCCCCCCCAGCAAACAGCAAACAGGCCTCCAGCTACCAGTTAAAAATCTAAGGGCTATCCTGCTGTCTGCAGTCTGCTTAAAAATTAAGCAGTTGTTAAGATGTGGACATTGTGGACAAAATGCAAGGCGCTTTTTAATTGGTGCTATCAAATTGTGGACAATGTGGACAATCTATTTTCAGGTTGTCCACATTGTCCACAAAATGCTTTTTGCTTTTTGCATTGGCGCGATTTGTGGACAAGGTGGACAATGTGGACAATGCCTTTTTAATCGATAGCAGTTGCGCCTATATATATATAGTATATTATTATTCATAAACCTTAAGTTTAATTGTCCACATTGTCCACAAATAGCCTCAAGCTTTGATCTCATTGATAAAAAGCATGGACAATCTATCCATTTTTTAATGTCCACAAATAGTCCACATTATCCATAATGTAAAATAATAGTTGACAAAATGCTAAACATTGTTTTACAATGGTTTCAAGCGTTTCAAAACGCGGATTTTAATTAAAAGGGGTTTAAAAATGGATAAGTTTAAATTTTCAGAATATTTAAAAGATATTGTTTCAAAAGAAGGCGTTTTATCTTCATGTTATTCAACGTTTCATAACTATTCTTTATTGAATCAATTTTTAGCATCAAGCCAATTGCAAGGCCGCGGCCAAAAAATAGCGCCAATTGCTTCTTATAATAAGTGGAAAGAATTAGGCCGCCAAGTAAAAAAGGGTTCAAAAGGCCTCGCGCTTCTTATGCCAGTTACGATCAATAAAAAAGACGCGGACGGCCAAAAGACTGATGATCATTTTAAAACGTATATTTTTAGAAATAACTGGTTCAGTCTTGATGATACTGAAGGCGCTGATTTTACACCTGAAGTTAAAATTGCAGCATGGGACAAAAATAAGGCATTGGCCGCGTTGGATATAAAAGAAGTAGATTTTCAGCACCTTAGCGGAAACGCTCAAGGATACGCTAAGGATCGAGAAATCGCGATCAATCCACTAGCTATTTTACCGCACAAAACACGTTTCCATGAATTAGCGCACATTGTATTAGGCCACACTGCGGAAAATGTTTTAATGAGTGATTCTGAGCTAACGCCAAAAGATATAAAAGAAGTAGAGGCTGAATCAGTGGCCTATATATTATGCGAGTTATTAGGCCTTGAAGGTAAAATTGAATCGCGCGGATATATCCAGCACTGGTTAAACTCTGAAACTATACCAGATAAGAGCGCAGCCAAAATATTTGGTGCGGCTGATAAGATACTGAAGGCGGGCCAGTAAAATCTTATAAGGCCTTAATATTAGGGCCTTATGTGGTTATTATTAGCCAACGTTATCAATTTTAAGGGGAGTATATTATGCACTATTTTAGAATTTATGGAAAAGAAAAGACTGCTAAAAAATATAAAGCGCTGGATTATTCTAACGGCGCGCTCGTTGATAATCTTATCTATGCAACGATTATAAAAGAAAATGAGCTAGATCAAGCGCGCAAGTCCATTGAGCATTTGAATCAGAATAACCCTGAATTTATTTTTGAATTAAGGAGTATATAAAATGCTAGATCAAAATAAAATCTTTGATATGTATATTGAACTTGAAGATATTGCTATTGAATTGGAAGATCGCGGCGCGGACGATATTTATTTAAAGCGCTTGCGATTATTAAGGGACGATATAAAGCACATATACGTTAATAATTTTATATGGGAAGGGAATAAGAACTATGGTTAATTTATTTAAGAATTTTTGTTATGTGGCTTTAGGATTATTAAGCTTTTATTGCTGGCTTATCCTATTGTTAGCATTTTAGTTTAATCTTTAAGCCCGTTATCTTAGCGGGCTTAG